AAAATGTGATAAGCCGAATAGACCCTGAGATTTAAAGTTTTCTGCCATTGTTTTATTATTATTTTATGCAATTATCAAAATGATATCTAGTCATATTTGGACCCTTGCCTATTTTTCCACATCGTGGACATTTTCTTTCTTTTAAATTATGTGGTTTTCCTTTTAATTGCTCGCTTAATTTCTTTCTAGTTTCTATAGAAACAATTTTTCCTAGATTCGACAATCTATTTTTTTCAATTGTTTCTTTAGAATGTTTCTTTCCAAAATTAGGGTGGGAAGAACCACTATTTTTTAATCTTATTTTTTCCTTTGTTTTTTCCGTATGAAAATTTCCTAATTGTCCTCCACCACCCTCGGTTATATTATATCCAATATCAGTAGTATTATCTTTATCAATCCAAAAAATTTCTCTTTCACAAAGAATGTGTTTAAGATCTTTTTTATTATTTTTATTATATATTTCAATCACCGACCACTCGAAATTATCAAAACCATATTTTCTTATGGCATTATAAAACTTATTTCGTTTTCCATTAGCAGCCAAATTTTTATGAGCTAGTTTTCGTTTTTCAAAATCTATAGTATATCCGTAGTATTTTTTATTACTAGGTGATATACTACAATATATCACTCCATTGAACATTTACTTATTTTTATTTTTTATTCTTAGTTTGCAGCAAATCCACCTGAACTTACACCACCATCTGAATTAACTATATATCTTGCAATAATTTTTGTAAGAGCTCCGGTTATCCATAGGTCAATATCAACGATTCCAAATCCATCAGCTATTACAGTAGCAGAATTGTTATCATCATCCATTTGTAAGTCATACTTATAAATTGCACCAGCGTCTTTAACTGATTCAAGTATAGGTGCTACAGAATTAATTATGTTTAATCTTGTTACAGGATTGTTAAAATCAAATACATAGTTTTGTAGAACTTCATCAATTTGAATTTCTAAAGTATTAAGTAATTCTCTAACATGCAAGTTATTATAATCACTCTTTACATTTTGGAATGCAGTGGCATTCGCATAAATCATTATTTGTCCAGTTGCTGGTCTTTCAATGATTGAGTTATATCCAAATGGTTCTAAATAATCTCTATCTTGCTTATCAATCTGGTATTCTAGACCTGATAATGCTGGATTAGAAAGAATTCCATTTCTATTTGCAACAATTGCATAAGGGTTACCACCTAAGAATTTTCTAGCATAAGCGTTTGAAACATCTGCAGCTGGTGGAACACTTATAAGTTTTCCATTTTCATTATACTTTAAGAATGGTCCGAATACACCTGCATATCTAGATCCTAGCTCTTCATTAGGAAGAGAGAATTTGAATGATCTTGGCATATCTGGGTTCCCACCTTCAGGAATATACTGAGAATTGAAGATTGGAATTGGATCCACACCTGATACGAATGTATCAGCAAAATAAGGATTTTGTGATGCAGCAAATTGCTTAATAGAAGGTGCACTTAAAATAGCAGTGCATTTTCCTCTTTTCTTAGCAAGTGATGATAACCAAGATTTTCCACCCATATTAGCAGCTAAGCCATAAGCCATTGTATCAACTACATAACGATATTGAATCATATCCGGATTGGTTAATCCTCTAAGGATTCCCGGATCGTGTAACATACCATAAATTTTTTCAACACCTGATTCTGCATTAGGTGCTCCATCAGAATCAAATCCAGGAGTGTGTCTATTTGTAATATTTAGACCATCTAACTGAATCATCTTATAAGCAGTGTTAATTGAAGCATCTTCAATAGATTTTTGAACTATAACAGAAGTTGCTGTAGTTAAATAATCTGCGATAGGTTCGGCAGTTTCAATAATATAAGTAGAAGCATCATAATATTTGTTGATAACTCTCGTTACACCAGGTTGAATTTCTGCTCCAGACTTAACAAATGAACCAACACTAATAAGTGAACTATTAGCTGAACTGTCTAGACTGAATTTTTTACCAGAGGTTCCGATTTGATCAATTTGAATTGCATCATGTAAAATATTATCACTTACATCGATTGAATAACTTAAAAAGCTTTTAGAAACAGTGGTTAATCCTGAAGGATCATAATAATCTATAAGATCATGTCCAACAAGGTCAACTAAATAAGGAGCAACTGTTAAAGAAGTTCCATCACCTGTTTCCCATTGATTTTGATCTTCATCCCAGATTAACTGATCTAAGGCATCCTGGTTAACATTTAAGAATACACCGGTTAATGATACAGAACCATTAACGATAGTTTCAATATATTGTTCGGATCCAGTTTGATCTCTGAAATCTGGAATAATTGTTCCAGTCCATGAACCAACTAAACTAACTGCAGGAGCATTTATAAAATCATTAATTTTTTCGGGAATTAAACCTTCAGAATTAAAATATTCTGAATAATAAGGATCGGTTGATAAATTAGCATAGTTTGACCAATCTCCTTCAAATGCAATTACTTGCACAAAGTAATCTTCCATTAAATCATATGGACGAATCCATTCATAAGGAATATTTGAAGCTGTACCATACCAATCAGTAGCTGTTACGCCATATCCTGCTATTCCAATCGCTTTTCTTACGATAAATGATAAGTCTTTTGTTCCAACATTTGAAAGAGAAAATAGAGGACCACTTAAATTATTTGATACTGCAACACTGTTGTTAACAACACCTTGTAAATAATCTTCATCTGGTCTCCAAAATCTTTCTCTATTAAAGAAGTTAATATAAAGATCATCTGCAATAGCCTCATTCCCAGTGCTGGAATCAACTGATAGAGGTATAAAGTCTACAACATCAAGGTTTGAAGAAACGTCGACTTCGTTAACTTTAAGTAAATTAATTGCAAATACTGGTGCAGTTAATAAACATGTCTGTATTGATCTTTGGAAGAAAGATCCTTTTCTTTCTAATTTCTTATCAATTGGACCATAAAATCTAGTTAAATCTCTTGTAGATCTTATGAATACAGGTGCGTTGAAAGGACCTTGGGCAGAGAATCCAGGTACTATTCTAAGTGTTTGAGTAGTAACTTGTATTCTTTCTGACTGATCAACCTCAACAGTGTAAACTCCAGCTGATTTGAATTGAGAGAGATCTAATGCTATTCTTGCCATATCTTAAATATTATTTTTTATATCTATTCAAGTAATTTTCATTAAATGAACGTTTTTCTAAAATTCCCTTTTTGGTTTTTTCTTTAAATTCGTCAGACATTTTTAAACCTTTATTCCAAGGTATTCTTCCTAATAAATTAATAGATATTTCCTTTTTAGCCATTTCAGGCATAAAAGAACCTTTTTCTCTTCCACCTGATCTGTTTATTCTTTGTTTATTCTTTGCGTCTTCTGTATGATTCTTTCCAAAAAAAGGATGATTTTCACCTTTAATGCTATCACTTATTTTTTTTCTTGATTCTAAAGAATGTAGTCCATTAAACCTTGTTCCTCCTGATGGACTTATGTTGTAACCATTCTCTGAAATTAAAGTTTTATATTCTTTTATATATTTTTCTTGAGCGTCAAATGCTTCTTTTTTAGTATCAAAAAACTCAATAATTTCTTTTTTAAAATTTTCTTTACCATATTTCTTCTTAGCATTATTAAATGCTGGTTTTCCACTACCTAAATAGCCATCATCTAAATTATCAGTGGAATGATCACCTACATATAGTTTCCCATTTTTTAAATTAGTTGTTATATATACGTAATGATACATTATTATTTTTATTATTTATTCTTATATTTTTTGTACTCAAAACCTTTTTGCATAGTGAGTGCTTCTATTATATGTTCTTTTATTATATATCAAAATTTTTATGGTCCAAATTTAACCTTTCTTATACCCCCAACGATTTGGAGTTTTGTATCTATTTTTAGACTCTGCACCAGTTTTGAATATATCATTTAGGTTCAGAACCTCACCCGGGATGATTTCCTCATTATTATCATATAATGAGTTAAACATATCATCTCCTAAATCAGAATTAACCTCTACACGATCTATTAAACGTTGAATTAATGATTTTCGGGAGCTTGGATCTAAAAATTCTAACATATCATATAATCTATCCTCATATACTGGTTCGGCATGTAATCTAGCAATATTTAATGTTGCCATTACGGTATCATCATGTGCACCTATCCCTTTATATTTTCCTCTTTTATCTCTTCCGAATGATGCAAACTCTAAAACAGTAGTAGTATCATTAGGAATAAGTGTTCTGTTCCTAATCATAGATCTACCCTCTTTAGAAAAATGTTCTTTATCATTACCTACTTTGAACCCTGCTTTCTTTCTGGGTGGTTTTTCTCCTTGAATAGGTTTAGTATGATATGTTCTAAGAACTACATCATCATAATATTCATCATGTTGAGAGAATATAT